ACCAACGTAGTCAACACCGTACACTGGCGTGTATCCAAGACTGACGGAGATAACTCTGGCTCATCCTACGGCACTGTAGGGCTTGAGGCTCCTAGTGGCTCGTTTGTTGAGTGGGCTGATGTTACCGAAGAGATGGCTGTTGGCTGGGCTAAGGCGGCTTTGGGTGACGAGCAAGTAGCGGCTACAGAGGCGGCTATTGATGCACAGATTGCAGAGCAAGCTAACCCCACAAATGGAACGGGAGTATCTTGGTGATTAACCTAGAGTTGAGTGTAGAAGAAGTAAACGCAATCCTTGGCGTGTTGGGCGACCTGCCCACCAAGACGGGCGCATGGCCCTTGATTGTTAAGATCAAAGAGCAGGCTGAAAGTCAGGTCGAGCCAGAAGAAAGCGATGACTAATGGATCCGCTGTCCCTTATAGCGATGGCCTCGACTACGTTCAAGGGCATCCAGACATTAGTAGAAAGAGGGGCAGAGATTGAGTCTGTAGCTCAAAAGCTGGGCGCTTGGTATTCCTTTGCCTCAGATATTAGGCAGGCTGAAAAAGAAGCAGAAAACCCGCCTTTATTCAAAAAACTATTTGAAGGCGAGACAGTAGAGCAACAGGCACTTAACAGTGTAATAGCCAAAAAGAAACTGGAGGAGCAGGAAAAGCAGATCAGGGAGTTGATTGTCTGGGCTTACGGAACAGAGACATATCAAGAAATGATCGCGCTCCGCAGGGAGATTAAGGCAAGGCGGGAAAAAGTAATTTACAAGCAACGCAGAAAGCAAAGGTTAATTATGGATTCAACGCTTGTCATAATAGCGGCGTTAGTTTGCGGTGGAATAATTTTTGGGACTGTATCCTTAATACAGGGGGCAATATGAAAAACGTAATAGCAAGTCTGGTTACATTGTTTGCGTTAACCGCAACAGCACAGACAGTAATACTCTTTGATGACGGGTTACAGTACACGCTAGATCCGAACGAAAAAGTCTATGTCACGAATTACTCAAAGCTGTATCAGATGCAGAGCTACAGCAAGGGCGATGTAAAGCTGACCAAGGTCTTGCCGACTACTAAGCGTGACTACGTTCCTGTAGAAACTGGCGCGCAAGGCGGCGTTGGCACTCCTGAGTGGTGCGAGACATATATCCCTTGGTCAGAAGGCTTGACGTTCGACATGATTACTTGGCAGAGGCAGTGCGACGTTACTAACGACGGCGTATATGACATGTGTGATTACTACGAGCCAACCGGCATTTCATCATTTGAAGAGCTTGAGTGGCAAGACCGCTGTAACGATGGGATGCCTTGGGATGGATCGTGAATCGTTTAGAGAAGAAGTGGCTAGAGTTATTGCTGGTGTACGCGGTGATATCCGCACTGCTATTACCCGTGTTGATGGTTTTCTCTACACCGTTCGAGTAGACGCAAAAGTGCGTTTTAAGAAAGCCAAGAAAGCCGCTAAGCAAATGTGGCATGAGCTATGGAGATAGTGATGGATCAGTCAATGATTAACGTGGTAATCACTATTGCCGCAGGGGGCTATGCGTTTGTTATGAAAAATATGTGGGATTCTTTGGCAAACTTAGACCAACAAGTGGGTAATTTACAGGTGTCTGTTGCCGGTGAATACCTCAAGCGGGAAGAATGGAAGTCTGATATGCAGAGGCTTTTTGATAAGCTGGATGCCATTGAGGAAAAGCTAGACCGCAAGGTAGATAAGTAATGGCTTGGCAGGCGTTAATATCACCAATTACTAACCTAGTTGGGGGGTATTTAAACAATAAGCATGAGCAGGCACAGGCTAAGCACCAAGCAAAGCTACAGGTTATCCAGAACGACGCTGATTGGGAATCTAAGATGGCCGATGCGTCTGCCTCTAGCTGGAAAGATGAATTTTGGACTATTGTACTCGCAGTGCCGTTATTTTCTCTTGGTTGGAGCATCATCGCTGATGATCCTACTATTGTTGATAGGGTTCACGACAGCTTTACTGCTTTGGATACTCTGCCAGATTGGTATCAGTATCTATTGTTTTTGGCAGTATCTGCGTCATTTGGAATCCGTGGTGCTGACAAGCTCATGAAGTTGAGAAAGCCATGAATCCCGAAGAACTAAACAGGTGGCGGATTGTTCCACGCTTGCTTATGTTAGCAATGTTGGTAATGACGTACCGAGTTGTTGAATGGTTTATGACTTTATCTGATCCTAGCGCGGAGCAAGCGGCTCTAGTTTCTGTTATGACAGGCGCTCTTACAGGTGCTTTCGGTCTATTTCTAGGCAAAAAAGAATAGTTATCAACATACTCACTAGTTGATACAATCTGGCACTACAAAAATCTGGGGGATTTGCGCGTGGACTATAGCGCTATGCGTCCGTATGTAACGGATAGACAAGCTACCCTGCTTGATTTGTTAACTAGCGGGTTAACCTGCGTGGAAGCCGCCGCTGAATTAGGTATAAGCGAGCGCAACGCTAGGAGATTGCTAAAGCGGGCAAAAGAGCTAGCGGCTACGCGTGGCTACGCGCCGGATCACGATATGACTAAGCCTGTCCCCGACGGTTTTGTTGTCTCTGGTGTATCCACATACTACAACGATGAAGGCAAACCTACGGGCCAGTGGGTTAAATCCAAGTTAACCGCAGAGGACAAGCTAGTACGTCTACAGGAAGCGATAGAAGACTTCGTTTCTAGCTATAAAGGGCTGGCTGAGCCTACTCCACCGCCCGAGGAAGCCGCAGAGGACATCGTGCTGGCTATCCCCATAGGTGATCCTCATATCGGTATGTACGCGTGGTCTGAGGAAGCTGGCGAAGACTTTGATATAGACATCGCTAGGAACGACCTACTCTCCGCCGCCGAGAAACTGGTTTCTGTTGCGCCCTGCGCCAGTACCTGCCTGATCGTCAATCTGGGCGACTTTTTCCATGCTGACAACATGTCTAACACCACCAGCCGGTCTGGACACAGCCTAGACGTTGACACTAGGTGGAGCAAGGTGTTGAAGCTCGGCTGTATGTTGATGGTAGACATAATTAAGCTGGCCCTGCAAAAACACCCCCGAGTGGAGGTTATCAACGCTATTGGCAACCACGACGATCATTCTTCCATCATGTTGGCGGCTTTTTTGTCAGCATATTTCAGCGAAGAACCTAGGGTATTTATCCAGCCAACTTCTTCAAAGTTTCATTATTTTTCGTTTGGTAAATGTTTGATCGGCGTTACTCATGGTGATACTGTAAAACATGCCGACTTAGGCGAGTTAATGGCCGTCGATAAGCCGGAAGATTGGGGTGCTTCCGAACACAGGTATTGGTACGTAGGGCATATACACCACAATCGTAAGCTGGAACTAAGGGGGTGTGTAGTAGAGTCATTCCGCACGCTAGCCGCTAAAGATGCTTGGCACGCCGCCAAGGGTTATCGGTCTGGGCGAGATATGAACGCTGTTGTATTACACAAGGAATTTGGTGAGATAGCTAGATACCGCTGTGATATAAGGATGGCACGATATGGGTGACGTAGTTGATCTAAAACTAATTAAACAAGACGCGTACGATAGGTCATGCGGCGAGTGTGGAGCAGTAGCGTTTACATGGGAAACCTTCTCAGAAAACGAAGAGAACCACGCGTTAGTCTGCACTGAGTGCGGTGAGTACTACTTACTACACGGGCTAGAAAAAGAATGAGCTTTTTTAGTGAAGACGAACTCAGATGTCAATGTGGTTGTGGTGTGTATAAGTTCGACGATGTGTTTCTCAAAGTGCTGAACTCTATACGTACTGACTGCGATTTCGCCCTTCCTGTGTCTAGCGGATACAGGTGCATTAACCACCCAATCGAAGCTAAGAAAACAGCTTCGGGACGACCAGCCGGTGCGCACACTACTGGCAAAGCTGTGGATTTAGCTGTCTACGGTGAACGGGCACACAAACTGCTGTCTACCGCTGTATACCACGGCGTAAAACGCATCGGTGTAAACCAAAAAGGTGCGCATAATCAACGCTTTATACACATAGACATAGTGGAGGACTTACCTTTTCCCACTATTTGGAGTTACTGATATGGCGTCTAGTAAAGATCCTAGACTTGAACGTGCTGGAGTCTCTGGCTACAACAAGCCCAAACGGACCCCGAACCATCCCACGAAGTCACATGTCGTCGTTGCTAAACAAGGCGATCAGGTAAAGACTATTCGGTTTGGTCAGCAAGGTGTTAAGACGAATCAGACGGCTGGACAACGCGAAGCGTTCAAATCTCGTCACGCCAAGAACATAAAACGTGGTAAGATGTCAGCGGCTTATTGGGCAGACAAAGTTAAGTGGAGTCCCAGTAAAACCAAGTCTCCATCGACTAAATGGAAGAAGGGAAGTTAGCATGGCTAAGGGTGTACCACACTATTTCCGTGACGGAACTAAGCACGTAGGCGGTATGCACAAGATGCCAAACGGCCAACTACACTCTGGTAAAACGCACGGTCCTTCTTCTAAGCGGCTTTATCATCTTGACGAGTTGTCGAAGACAGCAAAGGAGAAAGCTATGGGTTACGGCAAGACCAAGAAAAAGGCACCGCCAAAGAAAAAGAAAGCAGTTAAGAAGGCTAAACCTATGAAGCGTGGAGGTTACTGATGCCGGGGAAGCAACCCAAGCCTAAGATGTACACGCAGGCGCAGGTGGACAAGATGCTTGCGGCGGCACGTAGACAGGCTAAAAATCCGATTCCTTCGCCCAAAAAGCAGTCTGCTATGAAAAAGCGACTCGCAGAGGAAGCGATGGATAAGAAGATGAAAGCGGCGGCTAAGCGCAAGAGGGTTAACTGATGCCGAAAGCAAAGTATTCTGCGAAGCAAAAGAAACTGGCCCGTGTAGCTTCTCCAAGGGACAAAATCACTGGCGCTGATCTTAAGAAGGTGCGCGGTCGTGGCAAAAAGCAAAAGTAAAGCTAAGCCCAAAAAGTCTTCTAGCCCTACGCCTAAGAACAAGGCGTTGTACGCACGCGTGAAAGCGGCGGCTAAAAAGAAGTTTGATGTATATCCTAGCGCCTACGCCAACGCTTGGTTGGTGCGGGAGTACAAAAAGCGAGGTGGAACCTATTAATGGCAAAACCAAAGGGTGGTCTGACAAAGTGGTTCAAAGAAGATTGGGTTGATGTCAAAACTGGCAAGGAGTGCGGCAGAAAATCTGCTAAAAACTCCAAGCGCCCTTACCCTTCTTGCCGCCCTAAGAAGGTAGCGGCTAAGATGACCGCCGCTGAAAAGGCTCGGTCTAAGTCAAGAAAGACCGGCCCCGCACGGATTAAGCACGATGTAACTGCGTCCGGGCGACGGCGGAAAAAGAAATCTTAATGTCATTGAGGTTGCGCTATGACCACTTTAAAAATCCGCAGTTTCGGAGGCATAGCTCCTAAACTAAACGCTCGGTATCTGCCGGAAAACCGTGCGCAACAAGCGCTAAACGTAGATACTACGCGAGATGGCTCTCTTAACCCTATACGTAAGGTAGGGAGTAACGTTAAATCGCTAACCTTTACTCCTAAAACATTGTTTAGGATGCGCCCAAACTCTGTTAGCAACGATGGCGATTATTGGGTTGCTTCAAGTTACGACGTTAGTTTTTGCCGCTCACAAGTAATTGAAGACACTAGCGAACTTGTTTATTACACATTCGATACGCGCCCGTCTTCCGACAAAAATTACAACCCGTCGTTTTCTGAAGGGACTAACGCTGTTCGCACTGATACCAGTACCAATGCTCAAGGTATTCTCGGCCTTAGCGATACTTGGTACGGCTTAGGCGTCCCTGCGCCTACACAAGCATTGGCAATAAGCCCGCAAAATACTCCTGCTGACGTAGACGGTCTTAGTAGGGAGTTCCGTTCGTACGTTTATACATACGTCTGGAAAAAGGCAGGGCGTGAGATGGAGTCAGCCCCCTCCCCAGCGTCTAGTTCTGAAGGTATATACCTTGCCGATAGCGTATTTATGCAAGTGA